TAGCGATGAAGCGTGAGCGGATAGAACCATCTGGTAGGTATTCTACCTGACGGGATTGGACGATACCTTTGACTACATTGCCATAGTCTCTGATTGACTTAAGCAATGCGTTGTTGAAGGTAAATGAGTTAACTGTGTTCACTTTCGGTCTCCTTTGTTGGGGGCGTATCCCCCTTCATCAAGAAGGGGGTGCGCCTTGATTAGATTTAGTTACAATTAGGACAGTGTGTAGCCTTGTTATATACAAGATGGCAAGTCTCGCATATGGTTTCAGCGGGCGTAATGGTGAGGCTGGTATCTAGGTCGTAGATACGGTCAGCCAACTGAGCAACTGACTCAGTAAACTCACCATCACGTTCGGTCCAGTCGTGACCTGAAGGTAAGTCACGAATGATAGACCAAACGAACTTGTATTGAAGATTGCCGTCATCAACAATTTGATGGGCAATATCAATATCACGACTGTCCTTCAATTCAAGGCAGTCGGGACATAGTTCGGTTAGGGCTTGGCATTGATAGCACATATTTGTGATTGAGATGCCATTGCTTGGGTAGTTCATTTGTTTCTCCTTATCTAAGCCCGTTCGCTACGGGCTAGACAATCCAGGCCCCCGCGGCTGGAGTGGCGGCACGAAGTGCGGACGCTCCGCCCAGCGTGGTAAGTTTTTTATGATTGTCAAGCACAAAGACAAATTGTAAGTTTTGATGTAATTTTTGGGCAGCAAAAATTCAGCAAAAGTTCTATTTGGCTCTGCTTGATAAGCAGAAAAAATGGGGTATCATCTTGATGCCCGTAGCCATAATAGGTAAATCCTGATGACTCACTAGCACGGGCGTGGCTTTAGACACGGCGTGCCTGAGTCAGCCTGGATGACCTACAGATTCTGTTGTCTTGGTTTATATTTGTATTTATATATCCGAGCCCCAGTATCTGTATTATTATGGGCGAGGGAGACTGTCTCCTGTTACACGCATCGCTGTACAGGACAGACGACAGTCTAAATTAACAGGAAGGGGTCTTTATGACCCCAGACTGTTTAATTTTGGTAGTCTGTATTGTAGGTAACTACAACAAAGATTTTCCCGTACAAAGCCTATGCCCCTATTTCTGTCCTATTATGTCCTAGTTTGGTATAGTTCTAAATATAACTTATATAACAATTTGATAACAAACCGTTCGGTTTGGTTGTTTGAACGGATTAATACTATATAGGGGCACAAAGTGCCCACAGACAGTAGCAAAGTCTTTCGGACTTTGCGTACAGACTGTAATTACTATCTGTTACTAACTGTCTATATAGTTTTAAGATGGGACAGGTCTGTGACTTTTCAGAAGGGTACTAAGAACCCTAGAACCGAAGCGATGGCGGGAGCAAAGGCTAAAGTAATAGCCCTTGTCTCTGAAGGTTGGGCACCCCACAAAGCGATGGCTGAGGTAGGTAAACAACCCGACACCATTCGTATTTGGTGTATGAGGGATTCTAAGTTTGCCTCTGACCTAGCCCAAGCCAAAGAAGATTCTAAAGAACGGTCATTGACCGCTTTGGGTATATCTAGGGATGAGATTAAGTTTCCTGAGTTTTCAGAAATGTTTTTAGACCAAAAAGTTTTTCCACATCATCAAGATTGGATTGACTTGCTAGAGGGGCAGGAGCCATCTTGGCTTCATAACAATATAATTTATGAGAAGGGCGACCCAAATCGCCTTCTTGTGAACGTGCCACCTGAGCACGCTAAGTCCACCGTAATTACGGTGAACTACTCTACATATCGCATTGCGCTAAATCCTAATGTCAGAATCATCGTAGTTTCTAAGACGTTGGTCAAAGCACGGGAATTCGTGTACGCAATCAAACAAAGGTTAAGCCACCCACGCTGGTTGAAGTTGCAAACAACTTTTGGACCAGAGGGGGGATGGAAGGAAGATTCCGATACCTGGCGTGTTGATACCGTCTATTTAGGTAGCGATGCTCGTAATTCATCCGAGAAAGACCCGACTATTCAGGCACTCGGTATGGGCGGTCAAATTTACGGTGCCCGTGCCGACCTAATTATTTTGGACGACTGTATTACAACTGCTAATGCTCACGAGTACGAAAAGCAGATTAACTGGTTACAAAAAGAAGTAATTACCCGTTTGGGTAAAAATGGTAAGTTGTTAGTGGTAGGGACAAGAATTGCGCCGACTGATTTCTATAAAGAACTCCGTGACCCGAAGCATTGGTCTGGGGGTAGGTCACCTTTTACTTATATGGGTATGCCTGCTGTATTACAGTATGCGGAAAAAACAAAAGATTGGGTTACGCTTTGGCCGAAGTCGGACTCTCCGTGGGATGGCGATGATGAGACACCTGACGAAGAAGGACTCTACTCTAAGTGGGACGGACCAACACTAGCACGGCGCCGAGGCGAAGTAACTCCCTCTACTTGGGCGCTGGTCTATCAGCAGGAAGATGTAACAGAAGATTCCATTTTTCCCGCTGAACTTGTTCAGGGTTCTATTAATGGGATGAGAAAGCGTGGTCCTTTGAGACCAGGCTCTGCTGGACATCCAAGTCAAGTAGAAGGATATACTGTTGTAGGATTTGACCCTGCAATGGGTGCAGGTCGTGCAGCGTTTGTGGCTACAACATATAACCGACACGATGGAAAAATTTATGTGTTGGACTGTATGGATATGGCAGAACCTACACCACAAAAGATTAGGCAAGCAATTGAGGATTTTGTTCAAAGGTATAAACCGCAAGAACTCAGAGTTGAAATCAACGCACACCAAAAAGCCTACGCCCTTGACACAGACTTACAACAATGGCTGGCAACTCACGGCGTTCGCCTCAATGCTCACTTCACTGGAAAAAACAAATGGGACACAAGTTTTGGTGTCGCTTCTATGTCCACATTGTTTGGAAGTAGCGCCAATGGTAAACACCAAAAGAACAACCTTATTGAGTTACCAAGCACTGAAGGTTCTGAAGGACTTAAGGCTTTAGTACAACAACTATTAACTTGGAAACCACAGACCAGAGGCAAGACTGACTGCGTTATGGCACTTTGGTTTGCTGTAATTAGATGCCGTGAATTTATGCAACAAAACTCCTACGTTCAAAAGTACGCTCATAATAGATGGGCTACTAGGGCTCAGGCGTCAAAAAGACATTCAATAAATTTAGATGATGCGATTGCAGAGCAATGGCAACAAACCTATGGTTAGGAAGTAAATGCTCTCTATAGAACAAATCTCAGCCCGCGTAGAAAATCTACGTGAACGTGCTAGTGAACGAGACTCACGTCAACAAGATGTACTTGCTGTTCGTAAAGGACAGATTGCAACTGTATATCCAGACTTCTTTCCAGAAGGTATAGATGCTAACGTAGTTGCAAACTTTATTGACATTGTTGCCCGTGACCTATCAGAGGTAATGGCACCACTGCCATCAGTAAACTGTTCTGCAGCAAATCAGGCTAATGACCGTGCCCGTAAGTTTGCTGACACACGTACTCGTATTGCAACAAATTATTTTGCTAATTCAGATTTACAAGTTCAGATGTATACAGGTGCAGACCTATACATCACATTTGGTTTCGTCCCTTTCATTATTGAATTAGACGAAGAAGCAGGGCTACCACGCATCAGAATAGAAAACCCAGTGGGCGCTTACCCAGAGTTTGACCGCTATGGGCGTTGTATTGCCTTCGCTAAACGCTACTATATGGCAGCAGGAGAACTAGCATCACAGTTCCCTGAGTATGCAAATATCTTACTTGGTAAGCAATTATACAAGTCAGATATGAATTACCAGTTAGAAGTTATTCGTTACTATGACGACCAACAATCTATACTGTATGTACCAGAACGCAATAACTTAGTTTTATCAAAGGCTAAAAATCCTATTGGTAAAATGATGGTTGTAGTAGCACGTCGTCCATCCGTGGATGGCGAAATGCGTGGACAGTTTGATGATGTACTAGGTATCCAACTACTTCGTAATAGGTTCGCATTACTAG